GCTCTTATTTTATGCAAATATATTCAAAATGCATTATAGATTTTGCCATTGAATATTTAAGTTTTCCCAATTGGTAAACACCAAATTCCAAATCAATCGTTGATCTGTATAAATCCGTCCCGAAATTGTAAAATCAACCGAATACGTTGAAACGTTTTCCATTTGGCTGACCTGCTCCACATTGTTAATGTATCCCAATCCGTAATAAAACATCCCGGCCGATTGAAACACCCATTGCACTTCCTTTCGTGTAATAATCCGTTCTGCAAAGTCCGTAAAATTGACCTGATCAGAATAATCCACCAACCCTTCCGCTGAAAAGGATGCCGATCGTTTACCGGCCAACACTTCTTTCCATCCCTGTGAATCTTTGTTGGTAAATTCGGCCATGTCCATTTGTAAAGACATTGTGGCATTTTTGGAATGTCCTAATGCCACATCGCCTTCATACAAAACAACATTGGTGCCGTTTACTAATGCCATTAAACCGCAGGTGATTCAATTTCAGGTTCCGGTGCCGGTGTTGGTTCCGGTGGAACCGGTGGGATATAATCGCCTGTAATGGTCAAATTTAATTTCTGTGCAACCCAATCCCATGCATAATCATCCATTGTCCATTGCGTGTATGCCTCACCTGTCATTGACAAATTGCCTTGTGCAACCTGTGCGCCAATTGATTTGTCTGCATTTTCTGCACTTAATGAATAATAAAACGTTGCTGAATTGCCCAACGTTACATTGACCGCATACGCATTTAAAATGGTTGCACTTAATGTTTTGCCATTGTCCCAAATTGAAACCGGTTCGATTGTTTTCATATCTATAATTCTATTTCTTCTTCTATGTTTGTGAACTCAACACCCTCAACCCAATCTTTTAAGAATCCAAATTCCTCTAATCCATCCGGATTGATTACCTGAATTAATTCAAAATCAACCTCAGTCAAATTTAATGCCTTTGATTTCTCAGTTAATTTTTTCAATCCATCTTTTGTGTACGAATAGCCTCCATTTTCTTTCAAAATTAGGTTGCCATCTTTATCAACTGATGCATTGTCCAAACGGTATTCCTCAGCCTGTTCCTCGTATTTATCCAAATATGGCTTTAATTTCTCGTTGATTTTAGCCAATTTCTTTTGTGCCTTTGTCTTTTGATCACCGGCAAAATGGCTCAATACACGTGACAAAACAATAATTTCTGCGTACTTCTTTTTCATTTTATGTTGATTTGGTTGTTTAATATGCAAATATACGATTATGGACAATACGTTGAACCTGTTACCCTTTGAATTGATCCGTTGTATCCTGATGGAATTGGAATCTGTGGCCCTAATGATGTGCCATTATAATAGAAAAAACGATTAGTAAAACCGGGCAAAATATACCTTTGTCCAACTCCTAATGTTGGAAAAATTCGTGTCCATGCTCCTGCACCTCCATCACAAGGTGTCAATTGATAATATGTATAAGTAACCCCCACTAATTGGCTTTTAACCACCAATTCATTGTTTGGCACACCTACCAATGGCCCCGGTTCAATTTCAATGTACGATTGTATTAATTCCTTTCGAACGCAACGCAATGCCGATTCACCTGATGGTGGCATTGGTAATAATTGCAGGAAAAATCCATTGTTTACCGCACTTATTAAGCTATCCCATGAAACGGTTTGATTAGATGCTACCGATGTCCATTGCATATCAATTTAGGTTTAATTGTGCTTTCAATTGTGCCACCTCTTTTTCTAATCTTGCAATTTTTGCTGTGTGAACTTCACGATATGATAAATTCAAAAATCCATCAGGATTTTTTGTAACGGCATATGGCATTAATTTTTCGGCATCCTGTGCAAAATATCCCAATTCAATTTTTCCATTCTTTTCGTATAATTTGGCCTCTAATTTTTCGATTCCATCTACGATTGGATTGCTTTCAATTAAAGTTTTTAGGCGAAAATCTGATGATTCAAAAAATGATGTTGCTGTAATACTGCTTGAAAATGTTGCTAATCCATCACCTCTTACAACAACTCTTTCAGTGCCTCCGCTAACTAATTTAAAAATATATCTTGCTGTTGAATTTCCGTGTGTTCCTGAATCTATATATGCTCCATACCCTTCACCATGACCAAAAAAAACTTGTGTAGTGCCATAAGATGAATTATTTACAAATGCTGTTTGCCATCCATCCCTGCCTTTCCCAACAAGCAAAGGAAAACCACCATCTGTTGCTGTTCCAATTAAAACATTTCCGGCACTTGAAATACCCATACGCATTGATCCATCAGTATTATTGTAAAATTGTAATCCGCCTGCACCAATTGCATTATTTGAACCACCGCTTGTTATATCCCATCTTTTACCGCCTGAACCTGTATTTGTTAATGTAATATCTGCCCCCGAAATACTTGATGTTGTAATTAATAATCCTGTTCCATATGAACTTTCATTAATATGCAAAAATGCAGATGGTGATCCTGTGTTAATTCCAATATAGCCATCTCCCCTTAGAAATAATCTACTTACACCATTAGATACAAATGAGGCAACATAAGTAGATGATGACGCAATTGATCCTGCATCCAAATACATTCCAAATCCTGCCCCATTTACTGCATAAAATGATGTCGAATTACTATTCGTGACACCTAATGCCCAATCACTTGATGATCCCAAAGATGCAGATATTGTTGTTCTACTTTGAATCCTAGCTGTACCATTAATATCTAATTTATATCCTGAATCGGTTGTTGTTCCAATTCCAACATTCCCTGATGTATTAATAAACATCCTAAAATCCGTTGTTCCATTAGTCATGAATCCAATTGAATTGCCACCTTCTGCTGCTATTAATAAATTTGTAGCAACTCCTGCACCAAACCATGTTGCTTGTGGAATTAAATAACCACTTACCCCATTTGAATTGGTAACTCGATAATAAGATGCTGACATTTGAGCAGTAGCAGTAATAGTGGTTGATGCACTAATACTACTTGTAGATATTAATCCTGCCGCCGTAACACTACTCGAAAACGTGGCTGCTCCTGTGTTTGCAATAATTAAAGCATTAACTCCACCGTTTACTGAAATAAAATAACTACCGCTATTTGCTCCAAATAACCAACTAGAGCCCCCATTTACTGCATCGCTACTTCTAAAGCCTCTTTCATTTGTACAGTTAATTGTTCCACTAAACCTACCCGTACCATTTACATCAAGTTTAAAGCCTGCATCTGTTGTGGTATTAACTCCGATATTCCCTGAATTAAAAATATAAAATGCATTATCCGTATTTGTCCGCAATTTTATATAACTATTAGAATTGCTTTTGTATGATTCAAAAAATATGTTTCCGCCTCCATATCCTGAATCATTACCTGATCCATTTAATAACCTAACTAAACTGCTACCATCACCTTGACCAATTACATCAACTGCTGCATAACCTGATCCATCAATAAACTGCGACCAAGCATTTGATGGATCATCAAATATATTTGCTCCAACAAAAACCCTTTTAATATCATCAGATGATTGAACAACTCCTCCATAATTAAATCCATCACCTAATAATAATGTCGAATGACCACCCCTTTGTATATTTAATCCCCTATTATTTATTCCATTAAATGGTGTATTTGTGCCAATTCCAATGTTTGTTCCGTTGTCATAAATTGTACTATTGCCCAATGATCCTGATATTGTCCAACTTGCAACATAATTTGTTGTTCCTGTTCCTGTTACCGGATTTGTTAATGTTGAAACCGATCCATTAGCCATCAAATATTGACTTGATGTTCCGCCTGATTTTACAAATGATCCGGCTGTAATGCTATTACCAACCGTTACACCTCCACTTGTCGGCATCAATTGTAAATTGCCACCATTTTCATATTTTATAATAAATTTACTATTTAAAGGATCATAAAATCCTACAACACCTGATGCGGAATTTCCTGACCAAATATATGAGTCTGCACCTGTGAATCGTAAATCGCCATTTATAAATAAATTTTTATCTGTTCCAATTGTTACATCACCATTTAATGTTGCATTTCCGTCAGTAATTAATGTTCCATAAACACGCAATCCTGCCGATGTCATTCGTGCAACTTCGGCAATTGTAAAAACTCCATCTGCTTTTGCATAAAATCTCAAATCAGCACCATAATTTGTTGCTGTTGTTCCAACCAAATTTGATTGAATGGCTGATCCAACAATTCGTGATGAATCGTTTTGATTAACTATAAAGGATAAACCACCAATTAACCCACCATTTGTCGTTGTATTGCTTACCGCCTCAAACCCAAACGATGCTGAACCGAATGATGCACCACTTAATGTCCTACCATAACCGCCCCTGTTTGGTGTGGTGTATGCAATACCAATGGATGTATCTTCATAAATTATTGATGAACCCAAATTGGATGCTGATGTCCATTTCGGAATATATCCGGCTGATCCTGTACCTGTCACCGGGTTTGTGTATGTTGAAACAGAACCATCAGCCATTAGGAATTGTGTAGATAATCCACCCGATTTCACAAATGTTGTTGCCGTAATATTTTCGGCCGTTAAATCCTTATTAAATGTAATCCCGGCTGATGTCATTCGCACAACCTCTAATAATACCCCATTATCCGGTTTTACAAAAAATCTTAAATCTGCACCCTGATGCGTTGATGTTGCCCCTGAAATATATGATTGAATCGCTGATCCAATTCTGCGTGTGGAATCATTCCCTGCAATAACCAATGACAAACCCCCGATTAAACCGCCATTTGTTGTTGAACCTGTAACCGCTTCGAAACCAAATGATGTTGAT